TAATATTTCGTTTACTCTATCTTCTAGTTTTCCCATTTTATTTTCCTAATTCTGCTCTTGGCATAACGGTAAAGTTTGCATTTAACACTATTCTCCAATCATTATGTATTGGGTTTGATGAAGTGTGAAATATATTACCTTTAAACATAACAGCAGTATTGTTTTTAGGTTCTACTCTTTCTCTTATTGTAAGTTTTCTATCTTTAACAAATTTACCTTCAAACTTTTCATTAAAAAATATTGTATCACCATCGCTGTCTTCAGGATAATAAATTAAATTCCATTGATTATCTTTTAATCCCCATTGGCAATCATCAATATGTGGTACATTATATTGACCTTCTCTATATCTAGGATGTGGTGTCAATAAATTAAACTTTAATCTTAATACATCATCAACTTCAAAACCACATTTTTGAACCATAACTTTTAGAGACCTATATACAACATCATAAGCAGGAGACATAGGTTTTGGTTGAATGGATTTATTTAAAATTAAATGAGTAAATTGCATAGTTCTAAATGTATTTTTATCATCAACTACGCCTGGGTTGTCTTTAAACTGCTCATCATAAATGTCTTTTGCAATAAACCAACCACAATTAAATATATTCTGTTTATACTCTATATCTAAATCATCTGGTAAAGCATTGTCTAACTTTATTATATCGTTCATCTTTTCTCCTCATAATTATTCATCACTTCCTGTTTTAGGATTGTATCTCTTAACATCATCAAAGAAATCAATAGTGGTTGTAAAACCAAAATCATCACCAGGTTTTGCACTTGCAGGATTAGGTGTGATTACTATTCTTTCATTTCTTGCAAGAGGTGGTTCTACTGAACCTCCCATATCTGATTGTACTTTTCTGATAACACCAGCAGCCGTTTGTGGACCATACAGATAAGTTTTTGCAGTAAACTCCATAGTATATATAACTGCTCTTCGTGTATTGAAATCACCATCATAATTATCTTCATAACTAATATTATTTAAAACAATAGGTACATCACGCTTGATATTCATTTTAGGTATCATATTAATTGTAACCGTATAATCAGGTTGAAAGAACGGAACAATTTGTTCAACTATTTGTAAACCATTTTCAGCAGTTGCTGTAAATATATAAAGTTGATAAGTGATATTGTATGGTACAGGATTATAACTAAAGACCATTTTGTTTGTTTGGTCACTAGAAGTACCATCTGTTTTTGGTACTCTAACTCTTTCAATTTTATTTAACTTCCTACTTGCGTCATATTCTAAACCTGTTATTTGAAAACCCATACGAGGTAATATAGTAGAAAATTGTTGGTCTTGTAAATCTGGTTGTTGTGTTAATCTTACAATAAACTTTTCTTTTGGTGCATAAGCAAGAGGCACCTTTAATCTTTTAACAACACTATCATTTGCGTCTTTTGTTTGTACAATAATATCGTTAAATATTTGACCAAACGCAATTGTTAGTCTTCTTAAACCTTCGTTATAAAAATGTGTACCGAACATTATTTAACTTCTCCAAATGGGTTAGCTTCTGTAAAGTCTAATATATCATCTGAAACAGAAGCCGTATCAAAACCTGCTTCAGTATCTAAATCTAAATTATCAGCGTAAACAGATTTACTTTGAATAGTTGTTGCAGGATCACCATCAGTTGTTGTATCATCAAACTCTTCTTGTATTAGATACATTGGGTTACCGTGTTTGTCACCTGTTTCTAATATTAATCTACCACTTGAAGAAGTTAAACTAAATGTACCATCTTCAAGTAAAAATTGATATTGTAAACTTGTATCAAGTGATTTTCTATCATCAGCAGTATCAATATCAGGATTACCTGTATTAAATTCTTCACTTGAATATTCAAAAGTTTTACATCTTAATTTGTAAACTGGTAAGTTACCTAGTTGAAAAAATGGCTCTTGGTCTTCAACAAACGCAACTTCAAAAAATTTGTTCATTAAAGGATAATAAATTACATCACCTTCGTTAGGTCTACCATCAACCATTAAGTTTGCTGGGTCTTCAACCTGTTCCATAAATCTTCTTTTTGCTACAACAAAAGTTGTATCGTCTCTAACTTCTAAACCAAACTTACTGATTATTTCTTGTTCGCCTTGGAAACCTTCAACCGTTTCAAAATACATTTCAATCAAATAACTATCGTCAAACCTAGACGCAGAATCCTCACCTAAAATTAGGTCTCTATTAACTAGAGTTCTAGGTAAATAATAAACAGCGTGACCATAGATTTTTAAATTTTCTATAATTAAGTTTTCGTGCAATCGCTTTTCAGCGTCTGTACCTATGCCATCGCCGCCTTGAAAGTAATGATTAACGGCCATTGTTGTTTTATCCTATCATCATTGCTGGGTTTAACTCAAACGAAGTCCTAATTTCAGTTTCTAATTTCTCTATGTCTTGTAGAGCTTCTGTATAAATTTGTTGTCCGTTTAAGGTAACACCACCAATCATTGCTACTCCATTAAATTTAGAGAGATTGGCACCCCATTGTCTTTTGATTAATTGTGTTGTGTATCTCTTTAACCAGATATCGTTATAAACATCTGTATATGTGTCTGGGTCTAATTTTCTGTATGCTTCTATAACTAGATATTCACCTACTTGTAAATCATTTGACCAGTCCATATCTATGTACAATCTGTTATCGTGTTGATTAAATCTTAATGGCTTTTCTCCTACTAATATGTGGTCTAAAAAATCTAATTGTCTTAAAACAATATCATAATTGATAACACTTGTTGATGAAAAATCATACAAGTCATTTAATCTTAATTGATATCTAACATCAAATAAGTTTAAGTTTCCTTTATTTGAAAAAGGAAAAATATTGATTACAGATATTACACTTTCAGGTACAACAATATATGCGTTGCCTTCTTTCCAAGTAGTGGTTACACTATTCTTGGTTACACCTTCAGAAGTATCTGTTAGTATTCTAGTTTTGTCAGCCTGTGTATACTGATATTTTAAATATGTTCGTCTGATACCATCATAGTGATATTGTTGATAATATTGTAGTGCTTCATCAACTCTATCGTCTATCTGGTCATCATCAACATTTATTTCAATAACAGGATGTCCTAACGCTCTTTTAGCGTAAGAAATTAATGTTTGTCTTGTATTAGGAGTTGCCATAGTTTATCCTCTTCTTTTAGCAATATTTATAATTTCCACCAGGTACAATCCTTTATATACTTTGCTATTTCATCATCTTTATCAAAATATACGCATAGGAGGGCGATAGCGAGGCCTACACCGATTAATCCTTGTATAAACGGACTATGTAAGATAAGAAACCAAAGTACATCTAAACCGTTGCCTCCGTCTACTAATATCCAATCTATTTCTTCTTCTATATTCATTTCTTTTTACCACACCTTTTTAGTGCTGATTTTAATTTAACTACCATATCAAATATATGTGCGTCTGTATGAAAAGGTGTTGGTGTAAATCTTAATCTTTCTGTTCCTCTTTTAACCGTAGGCCAGTTAATAGGTTGTACATAGATACCTTCTTTGTAAAGTAATTCATCTGATACTGCTTTACATTTGATAGGATCACCTATGATAACAGGAACAATATGACTATCGTTTTTTAAAACTTCTATACCTTGTCTTTCAATCTCTTCTTTTGTTTTCTTTGCTCGTTCTTGTAATTTTTCTCTTAATTCAGGATGGTCTTTAACATACTTAATACTTGTTAAAGCACCAGCACAAATAGTTGGCGATAAACTAGTCGTAAATATAAACGCACTTGCCATACTTCTTATTGCGTCTATAAACTCTCTCTTTCCTGCAATGTACCCACCTTGTACACCAAAGGCTTTTGCTAGCGTTCCGTTTACAATGTCTACTTCAATATTATCTCTTTCACAAATACCAGCGCCTGTTTCACCATATAAACCGACAGCGTGTACTTCATCAATATAAGTTATTGCATTATACTTTTTACATACTTCAACAATTTCTTTTACGGGTGCAATATCACCGTCCATAGAATATACACTTTCAAATACAACACATTTAGGTCCTGGGTTAGACATTAATATACTTTCTAAATCTTGTACATCATTATGTTTAAATATTTCTTTTCTACATTTACTATGCCTTAAACCTTGTATTATAGAAGAGTGATTTTCTGCGTCTGATATAAACAACATATCAGGTATAACTTTACCCATTGTTTCTAAAGTTGTTTGATTAGCATTGTACGCTGATGTAAAAATTAAAGCACTTTCTTTTTTATGTAATAATGCAAGTTCTCTTTCTAACGCATTATGATAATGTGTTGTGCCTGATATATTTCTTGTTCCACCTGCACCTGCACCAGCAGTTTCAAGTGCTGTTTTCATACTATCAATTACATATGAGTGTTGACCCATACCTAGATAGTCGTTTGAACACCAGTTAACTATATTTTTGATTGAGTATTTTGAATACCAGATAGCGTTAGGATAATCGCCTCGTTTTCTTATAATGTCGTTAAATGTTCTATAACGACCATCATCTTTGTAGTCTTTAATTACTTGTTGAAATTTATCTAAATGTTCCATTATTCCACATAAGGAAATAATGCGTCTGTACAAAATTCTTCTATGTCTTTTTCAGGTAATCCTAGTGCCTTCATTGTTCTTGGTGTATGAGGATTTTCTCTTTGAAACTTTGCATATCTATTTTGTGCTTCTTTTACTTCCTGCTCGTTTTTAATATTTGTATTTTTATTAAAATCTCTTTTATATCTTCTTAAAAAAGTAAAGTAAGGACCTAAAGCCGTACACGCTAAACTTAACGCAGCCGTAAGTTCTCTTTCATCTTTTATATTACCAGCGGCAACCATACCAGGACTAAAGATTTCTAATGCCCAATCAGGCAGTTCTCTAACTTTAGATGGTGTGTAAGAATTTTTACTTTCTTTTTCAAACCATTCTACCATTGGATGGTCAACTTGTCTTTTACCTGATAAAGGAGACCAATCGTGGAAGAAACCTGTAACTTTATTAGGTCCTGCGATTACATCTAAACCCCATATAGGTGCTGGTGTATGAAAGTGTGGTATAACTACACAATGAAACATATAAAGTTTTTTAGTTTCTCTAGCGTCAACTACATCTATATGACATCTTCTCGCTTCAGGTGTTTCCCAAACTCTATTAATCCAACCATCTTCAGGTCGATTAAATTTTGCCATACCTGGTTCAATTATTTCTTTACTACCTTTCTCTTCACCAAACTTATTCATAAGGTGTAGAGTTGTTTCCTCTAACATCTGCCATATTCTACTTCGTTGTGCCATCACCAAACCTCTTTTTATTCCTTTCTACAAACGCTAACATATCTTTAAATAAATTAGTTGCAAAACCAAAACAAGTTCTTGCTTCGTAAACAACATTATTTACATTTTCAGTTGCTGTACTAGCGTCATTGTAAACATAATGACTATCTATTGATAGTCTTATTTCATCTTTTAGTTGCTGTATACTATCAAAAGAAACACCGTATTCAGCATTTTTATTAATATCAAATTTGTACATTTTACCTAGACCAGGTACTTTTCTTCTAATCATTTGACCACCAGATAAATCGCCCATATGTCTAACATAGATATGTGCCATAATCTTTTCAGGACAATCTCTTAAAACTTCATTACAATACTTAATATACTTTTCAGTAGATTGCATTATTTCTGGTTTATGAGAATAAGTCCAGAGTTCGTCAAAATCTTTTTTAATTTCTGGTGCTCTTCTTATCATAGGAAACTTATCTAATAAACCTTCTGCCATAGCAAGAGGTTCAAGCATATTGTAACATTGATGTTGATTAAAAAGATAGTTTGCGTATAGTTCAGGATTTATTTTACCTGACATTAATATTTTTACAAACGCTTGTCTTTCTGCTTCTTTATGATGTTCCCAAGTAAGTTCTTTTAATGTCTTCATCTTGTAGGTGCTTCTTCAATTGCTTTTTGTAATTCTTCTTCTTTTTTCTTTTGTTCTCTTAAATCACTTTCAACCATTTCTTTATATTGTTCAGGTACATTATCTAAATCAATTGTTTTAAATCTAACAGCGTTTGCCATAAGACCTGCTCTTACCATAGCGTCTTCTGTTTCGTCTTTACCACCAGTTTCATCTTCACCTTCTTTTTTGGCAATCTCTTTAACTGCTATATTTGCCATATCAGTTAAAGGTTTTACATTTGCCCAATAATCTTCGTGTGCTTCCATATCACCTAATAGTTGTTGTTTAAATGTCCAAGATATTTTAACTTCTTCTAACATTTCAGTTCTTCTTTCACCATTAAATGCTTCTTCAAAAGCACTATTAAGTTTATCAAGTAATACTGAAGATTTTTGATTTTTATGTATTTCACTATGTATCGCCCATAAGTGTGAAAGTATTTTTTCTTTATCATCTTTAATATTTTTAAGATAAGTACAATACTCTTCAGAAGTAAACATAAAGGCAGGTGCAACAAAAGGTTTATCCTCTTTGTTGTACTCAAAAGGCCAGTTCTTTTCGTATTCTTCTCTTAATTTATTTGCGATATAGACTTCGGGAAAGTCTTTTGTGATACCAAGTTCGTGTGCAAAATGCTCAATAGTGGAGACGATACTAACTTGATTAAACAAGAAAGTACCGACTACCTCTATATATTTTAATTTTTGATTTTTATATCTTTCGATAAACGGATGTGTTTCGTAATTCTTACGAGCCACTTCGACAAACTCTTGTACTAATTTCATTTTCAACTCAATTGTTTAATGTAAAAGACTTATTAAGTCTTATATAATAATTATTTATATTAGTCTCTAGGACCCAAGTGGAAGAAGTATTGCGTCTGGTTACTATCAGCACCTTCAGAATAGTAATCATAGTGTAATGTTACCGAGTTACCACCATCATATCCTGTCCAGTATAACTGACCTCTTTGGTTAAGGGCGGCGTGCATACCAGCACTTGCTCTACCAAATGCGTGTAAGTCTGTCCATCTAACTCCACCAGAAGGTGTTGGAACAGGTTTCTTACGAGTTCTAAACATTTCGTTATCTTCCATAGTCTGACCAGATGAATTTCTACCACCGTTTGTCCATTGGTCATTATTACTTGAATCACCACCTAGACCGTGCCAGCTGTTACTATATGGAGCACCACCCCACATCATACCAGCGTCATCTAATATCATAGGAAATTCGTACATATATGAACCATCACCTCTACTTTGTTCTACACAAACTACATTAACTGGCCATTTAGGACCTTTAATGTGAATAAATTGTGAAGTTTGACCACCTGATTGATACCAGTAACCATTTGATTCAACTGATTGTCCTCGACCACCATATGTACCATAGTTACCATCGTGGTTCCACAACATACCTGTTGATTTTTGTCTTATATAGAACCATCTGTTCTCGTCACCACCAATCCAGAAATAATCAATATCTCCGTTCATATGGAATCCCATTCTTCTCCAAGAACCAATATGATATGTTCCTGTATAACCAGGAGAACCAATAGGTGAGTTACCAGCAGTTTGATAACCTGTAAACCAAATATATCCTTCACCATCTAATATAAGTGAAGCGTGTTGTGAACCATCTGACCAGTAGTGTTTTAATAATTTAATACCACCGTATCTGTTAAAGTCAAGTCCAATTTTAGTTGGTACGGTATAGTAGTAAGTACCAGAGTTGTTACCTATACCAAGTTCACCGTGTTGATTATGACCCCAACCCCATAGTTGTCCACTTTCGTCTAATGCGTGGCACCAAGATTCTTCTGAACCTGACCAGTATACATCAACAATTTTCTTGCCATCAAAATAAGATTGTGGCATTCTTACAGGTCTTGTAACATTTCCTGAATAGAAAGCAATGTTGATATTACCACCAGTTGTATCTGTTGAAGCGTTTGCCTGTGGATTACCTAAACCAGCTTGACCGTTGTTATTGTAACCCCATACCCATACAGAACCATCATCACCAAGTGCCCACATAGTTGAAGAACCGTTACCAGAGTGCATATCTGATAAACCAATTTTAACTATTTTAGTTTGGTTGAAAGTTTTAGTTATATTGTTACCTTGCCAGTCAGTTGTGTCGTTTGCAGTTACACGAATTGTATATGGTCTATCAGTTGTTTCTGAATTACCTAATCCGTAACTACCATTTTCACCAGCAGAATAAACTTCACCATTATCCATTAACCAATAAGTTCTATTATATGTACCTACAATTTGTATAATTCTAGGTGCTCTACCGTGATGAGTTGTCATACGACCTGTTGCAGACATATTCCAAGTTCTATTATCAGTAGATTGCATCCAGTTTGTAAATGTGAAACCTGTTGACATATGTTTTGCAGGTTCGTCATTACCAGCAGTACCTTCACCTAAACCTGAGCAAGATGTAGAATCACTAGCACCAACCCACATATCAGAACCATCAGAACATATTGTAGCAGTTCTGTATCCAAATTGTGCGTCATTTCCGTGATTGCTTCCCATATTATATTTCCAGCCTAACGGAGCTCGGTTCATAAAGGAAACAACTTCGTTTCTTGTACACCATTTGTTTTCGTTAATGTAAATCAATTCCCAATACTTTGATGGTCTTCCATCGTGTTCTTCTACCCAAGTATTTTGGTATCTAGTTCTTTGCTTACAAAGATAAATCTTATCAGCAACTTTTACCATTTCGCCTCTTTCGTATTGTCTCCAATAGTTCCAAGTCTCAATGTTATCGTTACCTGCAAGTAATAGTGTCCAATATCTTCTGTTATCTGGTCTGTAACTTCTTTTTACAATTGTTGGACCAAAATGTGAATAGTTATTAGTATTGGTCATAGACTCCTGGGAAATAGTGTAATTAATAGGTGTATCTTCGATACATCTATAAGATTTACCTCTCCAGTAAACTACATCATTTCTTTTGTAGCTTGTCGTATCTTTCCAAGTACCTTTCCAGGTTACTTTAAAATTTTTAATGTCTATTGCCATATCTTTGTCCTATTCTTATTAGAAGCCAAGGTTAGTTAAAAAAGCAGCCTTTGCAGTTTTGTGAGAAGCAATAGTTGTTTGAGTTGCAGAAGTTTCGTCAGAAACATCAGCAAGTAAGTCTAACATACTTTTGCCTTCCATAAATTCTCTATCCATTCTATCTAGTTCAGATTGAACATAGTTAGATGATTCTTTGACTTTAGTTTTCTCAGCAGCGTCTGATACTACTTCTACACCATATACCGTGTCATTTGCACCGTCAGTTGTAATAGTTGTGTCGGCGTCATCAATTGAAAAATATGATTTACCTTCTACAACTCCTAAACCGACAGGAGTAACACCAGTAGGCGCAACATAGTCAGCACCGTGAGGAACACCGTCTGTCATTTTAAAAATTACTTTTGCCATTGTTTTATTCTCCGTTAGTTTTTAAGTTATTCCTTATATTTATATTATCTACCTACACCACCACCAAACATCATACTTCTACCTGTACTTGACCAAGTAGCAGTAGCGTGGTGACCTAGGTTGTTATTATTTGAGTAACCCCAAAGTAATACTTGTCCATCTTCTGTTCCTACCATCATTTGTGGTGAGTAGTAGTTAGTTGATTGGTCTGTTCCTTTTGGATGGAATGTTCTAATTCTAGTTCCAGCAGGTACAAAAGTGTGGTGTGGTTTATAAGTACCATCTTCACCAGTCCAGTTAGTTCCAGCGATTGGGTTTGCAGGTCCACCATATCCACCATAACCAAAAGCGTAAAACTCTCCGTTATCTTTTAACCAATAACTTCTTGCAATGTCTGATTGTGTACCAACAATTGCAACTTCTTTTAAGTTGTCAATCTTATCAACTTGTACAGGTGCCTGGTTTGTTCCAGTTCCACCATCTCCTGAATTGTAGTAACCACCACTATGTCCAGCAGTCCAAGTTTGTCCATTTTTCAATCTTGCGAAAGATGTATGGTAACTATTCCATTGAATTGCCCAAAAGTCTGCAATATCACCATTTGGTGAAGCAGTTGATTGAGTTAATTGTGTTCTATTTGATGTAGAGTTATCAAAGAAGTTTCCATATCCATTGTAACCTGTTGCCCATATGTATCCGTTTCCATCTAGTATGTAGAAAGCGGAGTTAGATGAGTAAGAATCAGCCTGCCATACAGCGATACCACCGTTATCAGCAGCGTTGAAACCTTGCATTTTAATAGGTCTATATCTGTCAGTAGTTGTTGTATCTCCTAATTGACCAACATTGTTTCTACCC